GCGTTCTCTTACTGTCAACCGGCGTATTTCACTGAGGCTCCAAGCCGGGTTTGCTGCGACTATTTGTTCGAATTCGAAATATGTATCGTGAAGATTACAGACCGAGAAACAAATCCCCGATCGTCAAAGCGAAGTGGACCTCCTGCCCGCACGCGTCATGCATGTAGGTGACATCGTCGAACTGTGGTCCGGGCTGGCGGTCGGTGATCTCACTAAGCAACTTATGGCGGTCCGGGATTGATAGCGACCTGACCGGAGAAGGCTGGTTGGCTACCATGTTGATCTCACCATTAGCATCTGTGATGCTGATAACGCAACGAGACAGCAGTAGCGTGTTCTGCTCGGCCGAGTTCAGTTCCAGTGAAGCCGAAATGGAATCCCGGTCGGCTCCGGTAGGAAGACGTACCATGGCGGAACGCTTCTTACGAAGGGAAACCTCGAATGCCCGGTCGCTGGACGACTTCATAGAGCGAATCGGGATATCGTCAAGCGTCAACGTGAGGTTGTACTGCTCCCTACAGTTGGGGCAGGTGAGATCGTTGAACTCGATCTCATCACCGTAGGTAGCACGACGAATTTCACGGAGAAGATAGTCTGCATCACCGATCAACAGAGCACTAAGCAATTCCTTGGTGGCAGGCATATCCCCAACGGAGACGGTTCCACACTCAAGGATAGCGTTGTAGAACTTATCCATCCGGCCTGACTGGCGAGCCTTGGTAATCTGCTCCTCATGAACACCATTAAGTTCCTGAACTTCTGCCTCATACTTTACGTCTTCAAGATCCAACCCAAGGACCAGCCCTCCTGGAAGTCGGGTGAATGGGTCTGCCGGAAGAGTTGCCACAGGCTTTGGGCCAGCCGCTGAGTCGCTCTTGATAAGAGCCGCAATATCCTCATTGGCAGCACTTGGGTTACTCAGTGGATCAATGAATTTTTCGTTAGCCACGGGTTGTTCTCCTGATTAGAGTTCTAATGGGTTCTACGAAGTGAAGACGGCCTCGGAAGGTCCAATCGAGGTAGCCAACTTGTATTCAAAGCCCTCGTGGGCGAGTGTCATCTGCTGGACCATGATCGCGTTAGCACCAGCATCAAGGTCTGAGAACGCGATGGCGGTGGGCCATGCGTTGTAGACCTTAAATGCCGCCTTTACCGGAACCGGTCCCAGGGTGACAGGGTGGTCAAGAACCTTGATGATGAGGTTGGCACGGAAGTCCATACCTGCAGTATTGATGCCGGTGCCCTGCTGTACCGTGAACAACTGCCGCATCCAGTCGAGCATCTTTGCATCACCCACAATAACTCCCTTTGAAAGAGTGATGGGAGCGAAGTCGGACTGACCGGGCATCTTCTGTGTGGTGGTATTCATCCCACCTTCACGGTACGGAATGACCTCCGTAGTAATGTTCAGTCCGGAAACGGACATGAACCCCATCTTTACACCGCCCAAGGATAGGTTCGGGTGGTTGATATCGACGTTGAACTTGAAGTTCCGAAGTGGGTCAGTAGCAATGTGACCGATGCTGCTCGTAGTTGCCATGATTAAGGTGCTCCTAAACCCTAGTTATGCCGCTGAGCCGGGGAGGCTCTGGCCGATGTTGATGACGATGAACTCGGCAGGGGCCGCGAGAGCCAAACCGATCTCAATATTTACCATCCCAGCATTGGCCGAAGAAGGTGGGTTGTTCTCCGCATCACATTTGATGTAGAAAGCCTCTGAAGGAGACGCGCCCTTGAGAACGCCAACCTGCCACTGAGTCTGCAGGAACTGCGCGATGATCTGAGTCAGGTAACCCCACAGATCGGCGTCGTTGTCCTCAAAGAGCGCAGGGGTCGTAATTTGCGTCAGTGCGTACTCCAGGTAGATCAGGGCCCGCCGAATTGAGATGTAACGATCTGGCATACCCGGCTTGAGTGTCCGTGCACCCCAGATGCAAATACCCGCACCCGGGGTAGTGCGAATAACGTTCACACCGGCCGGGTTTAGGAGATCCAGGTCGGTCGTGGAGTAACGGAACTGAGGGGCAAGAGACCCGCGCAGCGTGGTTGAGGTACCGGCCGGTGCCTTCTGGACTCCCTTAACGGTGTCCGAGCGGGCATACTGTCCGAGCACATAACCGCCCGGAGGGAGCACGCGTGAGGCACCAGGAACGGTGCTGCTCGGGTCATCCGCAATCTGCCACGGCCCATAGACGGCGACAACCGAGGAAGCGCTGAGAGCCGAGCCTCCCGTGAGCAGGGCCAGTTGTGCGGAGGCATTGTCGGCTTCCGTGTCGAAAGTGGACCCAACAGCGCCATCAACGACAACGAAGACATTCTTCTGGGTTTCCGCCCATGCAATGATCGGGTTGATCACGGCCGATGCGTTGACCCCCGGAACATTGACGTCCATGGGCGTAACGAACGCGGACAGTGCCTGCGTGGTGGTGGATAGGTCTGGGGATCCAGAGCCATCAGTGCCACCGGTCAGTGATTGAGCGACGGCTGCAGCGGGGGCGTTGAGAGAGGTGTATGGGTCTGGCCCCAAGTAACTGAGCACGACCAAGGAGGAGCCACTTATCGGAGAGTTGACCACATTGAGCGCACTACGAAGGTCTGCGGGGTCCAGGGACAGATCGTTGAAGCGCTCAACGGTGGTGCCCCGGGTGACCACAAGGTCGAAGCGACCGGCCGAAGACACGAGATCAATCTTGATGGCGTTCCCCCAGGTACCAGGAGCCACCGCCGTGGCCTTCAGGGTTGCCCCGGGGGTGACCTCCGTGTCCATGAAGGACTCGGAGGCAGCCACTGCGTCAGTGTTGACTGCGCGCACTACTAGGCAGCCACCGCCGCCGTTGTTGAAGTATTCGTAGACCGAGTAGGGAAGCAACTCACTGCCATCCCCGAAGCCACCGAACTTAGTGACGTACTGAGACCAACTGGTCACGAAGGTCGGTAGGATGGGCCCACCCTGCTTGGTGGTTCCAACGAATGCGGCGACCGAACGACCGGATGCGTCAATACTCGCTGCGAGGGGGGTGAGCGTCTCATTGACGTATACTCCCGGGCGCTTGTAGACCATGGGTTACTCCTTGGGTAGGTATGTGATTCCTTGGGTGACGAATAGCGCTTCGAAGACTGTGACGAATTGGTTACGAGATATGCAAGGTGAGATATTGGTTCTGGAGAGCGATGTCATCAATCACAATGTCGATGCTGCTAACCAATACGGCAGCCGCAATAGCCGGAGGAATTTCGGTGGCTACGCGAACTAGGTAGTGGGTACGAAATATCCGCTTACCGTCTGGGTCTTTTGCGTTGTCGAATTCTGGGCCACCCTCAAGGAAGAGGCTGCGAACCGTTCCGTCCTCCGGAATTTCCAGATAGCCGAAGCGCGCGGGCAGCAGTTCCTGTTGAGCCAACTGCCCCACAAGTTCAATGTTGTGCTGCTCCTTGCGGGAGTAGACGGTGATCGCGTAGTTGATGTTAAACGGGATCGGGAAGTCGACCTTGTAAGGAGAGGTGCTGTACGTCTCCACAAGGGGGTTCCAGGCTCCTACCGACTCCGGCGTGTACATCAGCCGGGTCTTGCCTCGGTGCTCCCGCTCATCATCCTTGAGGATGCTCTGGCGATCGAGGGTGATCATCGGAAACGTCGCGGTTGCGAACTCAGTCTCGGGCAGTCGGTATCGGCAGAGGACAGGTCGGGCCCCGGCCCCAGCGTTGGTGTCAGACACCTTGAGACCAGTCAACTTGGCCTTCAGCGCGGCGTCCTCTGCCAAGATCCACGGCATCAGGCAACCCTCCGAAGATAGGAAGACGCAGCCTCAAGGAGGCGAGGGTCGTCTTTGAACTTCCCAAGACCAAGGTTGCAAGAGTCACATAGCAAACCCCGAACTGCTCCACTTAGGTGGTCATGATCGACCACGAGGAACTCGCGGGTATTCGGCAGGTGGCAGATAGCACATACCTCGCCCTGGTAACTCGACAGCAAAGCAAAGTCCTCGGATGTGAGGCCGTAGCGAGCCATCCGGCCTTTACGAGTCCAAGCCTTCATCTTCACAGGGTTAGCGTCACGCCAGCGTTTGTGGCGTCGTTTAGAGCAGGTCTTGCATTCGGACTTGATGTACGGGCCATAGACCTTGTCGCCCTGCCGGTTCATGCGCGTGTCGAAATAGTCAAGAGACAGGGTCTCTCCACAGTCATTGCATCGCTTGGTCTCTGGCATGGTGACGCCATAGCGCTCGGATATAGGCATCAGCGTCGGCCTTTACTACGGGCGTAGCGGAGAAGCGCGCTGGAGACGATCAGGGGGGACACGGCGACAGCGAGAGACTTCAACTGTCGGGCCTGGAAGCCCTTTACGAACTCTTGCAGGGAGGCCGAGTTCGCAGCATGTTCCGCTGCAATGTCACGCCGTTTTGCGGGCATGGTTCACCTCACTGATTGAGACCGTATAGGCAGATATAAGAACGCTGGGGTAGTTCGCATTCTCAGTCTACGGGGAGCGATGAAAGTCAAGGTAATCCGCTGCGCGCCGGAGTACGTTAGTAGGAGTACTTGGCGAACTGTGCGTCAAATACCAACTCATCTGGTTTGACCTGGGTTGCCTCGATCGAGACGACGATGTCACGCCTCTGAATCTGCCCGAGGACGTTGATTTTCATGACGCGGAAGACTTTGTTGTCGTAGACGACCCTGTCCCGCAGGTAGTCAGCGGTGGTCAAGTCGGGGTGGGGGAACCCGGCCCTCTCATACTCCTTGAATCCCAGGGTGACGTGCAGGTCGTCGTTGTAGTAGAAGCCGGTGTCGTTGTCTTCGTTACCGGCCTCCTCGTGGATAACCTGCAGACAGGGAAGATCGATTGGGCCGTTGTAGACGCGACCACCCGCAGTGCCCTCGTCATAGATATCGTGCATCGTTGAAGACTCACTAAGGAACCGGTAGTACTCGATGTGGTCTCCATAGCCTTCCGTGTACCCGCGAAAGCCTTCTTCGATCTCATTGACCTCAAGGTCCGGGCTGAATCTGCCTCGCTTAAAATCAAGCCTAGCCATGGTTAGTAGTACCCGGCCCAGGCGGGGCTGGGAATGCCACTCTCATCAGCATTACGCTCGTCGATCGGCGGAAGCAGACGCTGCGGGAGCGTGTAGTCGTCGAACTCGCGCTCCTTGTAG